AGAGATCCAGGCCGCAGGGATGTATTGAAAAGAATTTTTAAAATCAGAATAGCCTCTAGTCTTCTTCTCAATTTTGTTAATAATACTCGTTAAAACAGGATGACCAGGGCTAAGATAATACAAAGACAAAGCCATCATCCTCAGAATAAACATTTTCTTACTTCTTCTCAGATTTATTTGAGTTTTAACCCATACAACATTTAGACATTTAGGAATATTCAAATATCTTTTCCCGTTAACCCAAAGAGAACTTAAAAAATCAACATCTCCAGGACGAGTGCCTGGAGAGAAAACTGATAAATTGAAACCCAAACTCTTAATAAGAGACTGGTCCATTATACCACTTCTTGTTAAAGTATCATCTCCTTCAGCTAAACACCAATAAAGATATGGAAAGTTCCACCGTCTATCATTTCGCAACAAATCGAGGTATTTTTGTCTACCCATTTTCTTGTAGAAGCAAAAATGCAACAAAACTATGGAAACAAGCCCATTACCAATTGAAGTCCACGGATGACCACTGGCCCTTGTCTTCAGAGAAATTTTACCTCCTTTGTAGTAAAATTTCCGACTTTCCTTAGTCAGCCTAGCTATGGCCCTTTTTGTTCTTCGATAACCAAATTTATCACACAATGTTTCCATCATATAATTTTCCAGCTCCCGAACTTGATCATCAATAGACGCTTCATAACAGCTGTAGTCAGTTATCTGATGATAACCACTAGTAACCTTATGAACGCATTTATGAAATTCTTCTTCGGTGAGATATTTAACTTGGAAATCTTTGATTTTAGACTTATTCCACACATGCAAAATCTTGTGTATGTTTATGGTATTCACTACATCATAATCTGAACAAGTGAATATCATTCTCTCTTTAACAAATATTTCTCCTTTCCTAATTTTACCATTATTTTCAAACTTCACAAAAACTGAACCACGCTTATATTTCTTGTCGTGGTTTCCAGTTCTCTTATAATATTCATATTTTTCAACTAGAGCTTGAATTTGAGGCTGAGTTTTCTTGCCTTTGTAATGCTCTTTAAAATATTCTATTTCATCACCTTCAGGTGGTGGTTTGGGTACTGTTGGTATAATTGTATTGATGAATTCTTTGCCGAATTCAACAAGATCAATCCTATTCTTGACGTCTATAACGCTGCGGTCTACATTAAGAGCTCTAGACATTGAGCACGTAGTAGTATGCCAGTTTGTCACACTAATCATACCAGGACCAAAAGACTGGAACTTATTGTCAATTAATCCT